GTCGACATGGTCGTCGAGGCGGTCGTCGCGTCCCCCGACGCGGCGGCCGCGCGGCGCAAGTTTACCATTGCCGACATGGCTGTGGGGGCGCCCCCCTGGATCGGGCCAACCGACGTAACGACGTCGGCGGGCCCCTTTCAGAACGACGGGGCGAAGCGCTACCTGTTTATGAAGGACGAGGGCGGCCGCAACGTCCCTACTCCGGCGCTGGTGCGGGCGGTCGATAGCTTCATCGACACTGCGTTACGCGGGGAGCGCCAACCAGTTATGCTCATGCGCGAGATGGAGAAGACCGGCGAGATCCTGGCGACGGAGAAGGTGCACTCCGCCACGACGCGCGTCATGTTTGGCGGATCCGTAGCTCCTGCGCTTGGCTGGAAGTGGCTGCTCGCGCCCCTGGCCGCGATGCTGTCAGCGACGAAGGCTCTGGGGTTCATGTCCGGGATCAACATGGTTTCGCCGGAGGTCACCGATCTCGTGCGCGACTTAGGGGCTGCGCGCGACGACGCCGGGCTGGCCGGCGAGGCGAGCCTTGACGACTTGCTATCACGGCTCGTGTGCACTGCCGACGAAAAGGGCATGGACATTCACATGTGCTCTCTGATAGCTCACATGGTGTCGCGTACGCTTGGGAAGTTGGCTCAGCTCGAATGGGGCGTGGGCCACCCGCGGGCGCGCGTGGCCGCACGTTTCATGTTTAGCGTTTTGCACGCGTTCGTGTGGCTTCGGAGCGATGTCTTCATCAACGTTAAGTACATGTTGTCGGGGTTCGCGTTCACCACGCTTATCAATTGCCTGGTGACTTTCTTTAAGACGTTCATCGTGTTCTTCCTGGCGTTGGGACGCGACGGTCTCCGGGCGTTCATGGTGATGACGGCGAAGGCTCTGTATGGCGATGACCAGGTGTGGAATCCGCCGTTGGCTGTTCGCACGCGGTTGACGCCCGCCGCGTGGGCGGAGCACTCCCTTGCGCTTGGCTACGAGACGACGTCCGACTTGGATAAGAGCCGCCCGCCCGACTATGTGTCATTGGGCGGCCAAGCCACGTTTTTGAAACGGACGTTCCACCGCCTGGACGTGCCGGGCATGGGCGTCGTCGTCGTAGCCCGCTTGCCGATGAAATCCATTGTGAAGTCACTGCTCTTTCCCAAGGGGAGACAGGCGGGCGTGATGGACGCCGAGCCGTTACAGGGCGCGTGCCGGAGCGCCCTCGCCGAGCTTTGGCTTTGGGGACCGGAGACGTACGGGCGGCTGGCGCCCGTGATTGAGCGCGCCGGCGCTTCCGTAGGCGTCAAAGCTCCGACGTGGGAGTCTATGCGGAGTGACTTCTACGCCGGGCGCCTCGCGCCGTGGGCGCCGGGCTTCTGAGTCCCCCCCCGCACGCCCGAGAAGGCGTTAAACTCCTCGCGTGGTGCGTAAACACCACACCTAGGGGGTAGCCCCCAGGCCGGCCCGGACGGGTAGTCGCAGGCGATCGAGCCATTGCGGCCCGGCACTGTGCACCGTGACCATTGCACATAGTTGATCTTTGGTGGCGAGGAGGGTGCGGATGATTAAGTTCCGCGGGCGACCCCTCGCTGGCAGCCCCAGCGAAGTCGCGTTGTCTACCGAGAGGGGGGGTGCCGTACATAACCGGCACTAGCCGAGTGGGTTGATGGACCCGCTTGCGCGAATTAAAATCCATTGCTTCTTCTTCTTCTTCTTCTTCAACCGCCGGGATGGTGTCAGGTACCCCTGGTGGTTATTCTACAGTACCTGTTGGTGATGCCGTTCGGGACGACGGCCTCCACCAGTTTGGCGGGGGCGATCAGCCCGCGACGGCTGTCATCGAGAACCCCAATCCGTCGGTTGGGTTTCAGCAGGATGTGGCTGCCCCGTCTGACGTGTCTGCGCCGCGCGACGTGGACTCGCTCATCGCGATGTTGTCGCGTCCGCTTTTGCTTACGGCGGTCGCATTTCCCCTGACGACTGCCACTTCTCCCGCGGTGACGGCGAATCTGATGGCTTCGTACTTGTCGTCGCCCGCCATTGCCTCGCGCATAGCGTACGTTCGACACATTCGAGCGTCGGTGTGCCTTCGCATCGAGATGCCGGTGAACCCGCATATGTACGGTGAGGCTTTCTGCGCGATGATGCCCCAACCCTTGACGTCGAACGGGAGCTTCTCTTTGGCGCGGTATTATCAGCAGCCGGTGTCTGGCGTTTTCAATGCCAATACCGGCAATCCCGTCATCTTGAAGTACCCGTTTCTGTGGTACAACCGGAAGTTGGCTCTTGGCACGAGCAACCCCGATTTGCCGTACTACAATCAGCTCGTCGTCGCCCCCCTGAGCCCTCTGGGTCGTGACGACGCCGTCGCCGTCGGGACTCCGTACTTGAATGTGTACATGTGGTTGGAGGATGTGCAGTTGAGTGATTCCACGCCGTACGCCTCGTATGGTCCGCGTGGCCAGAAGGGCGCGCCCGCTCGCGCGCCCCGGGGCTTTACGGATTTTGAGGAGTTCCGGGCCAGCGCGCAGAGTGGCGATTGGCTCGAGCCCCGCGCGCAACCAGGGGGGCAGGTCGTGCGGCGTTCCGCGCCCGTGACCCGGGCCATGGCCGTCGCCCGCGAGGGAGGCCCGGGTGTGTTCTCAACGCTGGCCGCGTCTGTGGGCCAGTACGCGCGGCTTCTTGCGCCCATGCTTCCGGCGGCGAGTGTCGTGGCGCGCGTCGCAGACGTCGTCGGCCCTCTGGCCGCTGAATTCGGTTGGTCCAAGCCGAACCAGCGGAACGCGGCCCCTTTCTTTATGCCGCGTACTGCGCCGTTTCTCGCGCAGGGCATCGGACACGGCACTGCCACGCCCTTGACGTTGGACCCCGCGACTATGCGGGACGTCAATCCGGGGGTGGGCAGCGAAGCCGAGGACGTTCTTGCCTTCACGTGGTGGACAAGGAAGTGGGGCTGGCTCGGCAACTCCACGTACTCTACGACGACGACGGCGGGCACCATTCTGGCCGCTATTCCGGTGACGCCGTACATCCAGGACATGAATAGCGAGGTGATCATCCCCGCCGGCGTCCCCGCCTTAGCCACCGAGCGCTGGATTGGGTCGATGGAGTATCGCATGACTATTGCGGCGACACCCTACCATAGGGGGAAGCTGCTTCTAGCGTACGTCCCGTCCAATCTCACATCCACGGCTTTGACTGTGACGCAGCTCATGACCACGTGCCACAACGCGATTGTGGACGTGTCTCAAAGTACAGACGTCTGCGTGCGCGTTGGGTGGACTCAGAACTCCAGCTGTGGCGTGTTTTCGTGGGCCTCGTCTCCCGCCGACGTGGCGGATGGCAACATTCCCAGCGCGATTCCTGGTCCTGTCCAGATGTCAACGTCGAATGCTTTGTACCCAGCCACTGAGCTGACTGAGCTTAATGGCCAGCTTGTCGTCGTCGCGTTCGACGCGTTATCGGCAACCGCCGCCGGGTCGCTTTTGTTAAACTTCTGGGCGCGCGGCGGGCCCGATTTGCAGTTTGGCGGCGCTGCGGGCGGCGTGGCGAGCCAGTATGTGGCGTTGGGCCCGGCTGCGACGGCTGACGATTTCGCCCAAGCCGCGCCCCAGATCCCCGACGAGGGTGTTGCGTATCACATGGGGGGGGACATGGTGGCCACAGGTCATATGGGTTCTCTGTGGGGCGACGAGATGGTGTCATTCCGCCCGATGTTGAAGCGGCTTACGCCTACGTGGACCATTGTGCCTTGGCCACTTTCTAATACGGTTAGCCCCGTTGGAGGTGTGACTTGGCTCAAGTTCAACGTACCGGCGTATCCGCCAACTGTCCGCCCAACGACTGCTTCCAACCCGCTTGGCATGCAGACCAGTACCAATGCCGTGGGGGTGGTTTTTCAGCCGTCCCTGTATTCGTTGTTACAGTCCATGTTCATTGGCGTCGGTGGGTCGATGAACCATTGTGTGATTCCCGACGCCACGGTGGCTACGGCCTCGTTGCAGATGTGGGCGGCGGCAGCGGACACCGCCGCCTATTCAGGCGTGAATTCCGGCGGTAATGTGTGGTACGGCAATGTGTCCGCCGGGGCCCCTCCGTCTGGGGCCTTGGGCCGCGTGGGCGTCGGGGGCGAGTATGTTTACTCTGGCGCCTCATCCGCGGCGACTCGCCCCCTCGAAGTCGCTGTGAAGCATCCTTCGGCCTTGGCGTACGTTTCGCCGGGCTCGTCGGCCGTGGCTACTCCCGGTCCGTTTGGTTACGAGGTGAATATCGTCGCTGGTTCGAGCACGGCCTCGGGGCTTTTGAAGGGCGGCGGTTTTCACTTCTTGACAGCGGCCGGGGAGGACTTCCAAGTCTTTGGCTTCGTGGGGACGCCATCTCTGGCGGCCTACGTGGCTAATCAGCCGCATAGCGGTTTTGCGGCTCTTTAGCCGCTAACGCGTGGCGCGTAAACGCCCGATGAACGTATCGTGAAACGTTGCTGGTGCCCAGTCGGTGGCACGCTTACTTGTCGGTGAGCAGTACCGGCAGTTTTTACAGCATTTCGGTGTGGTTTGGTATTTATTTAAACTTGTATAGTGGGTTTTTATATTTGCGTTTTTCTACCCCGGGATCTTTCC